ATAGTCACTTAAATATGGCATAAATGTAAGATTCTTCAAGATTTGAATTGTATCTTTCACAGGTATCATATTAAGTTTCATTACGTTTAAATATGTCCAACATCTTGCATCAATGCTATTAACATCACTTACAGGAATTGTATCATCTTGACGCTTATCCAAGTTTCTCAGCACGTAATATGCTGAACTAAATAGATCAAGTAAAGATACAGGCATATCTTCAAAATAACCAGAATTGTCAGGAATCTTACTAAATCCTCCATAATACTGGATTATTAAACCAATCTTATGAATCATTCGATCGTAAATCTCATTGAGATTCAATCTCCCAACAACTCCGAGATACTTAGTATTCAACTTATTAAATTGCATTTTAAGTATCTTATCTCGAACCTTATTTACCGCAAATAGTTTACCAGATTCAGTATTATATAGGCCATTAGCTCCCCATGAGGGATCTTTTAGAACTATATCTGTATACGCAACTGGTTCTTCGAATGTGTCTCGATCTTTGAATGTTGAAGCGACTTCTCTACCGATAAATGCAAGATCAAAACTTTCATCATACGGTTTAGATGGATCAATTTCACTTCTAGATTTGAAAGTCTTTACAAGGTCGAACTTCTTAATTTGAAGTTCTTTAGATTTATCCTTTGAAACAACATCGACAATCTTAGCAAGAATCTCCTCAGTACCTCTATATGCGAGAAGGTTATCGATATTCTCAACAACATTTCTCAACACCGACATACTTACAGGTTTAAGATCTTTAAGATTGTGGGATTCAAGTATATCGTAAATCTCTCTATCTGTGTAATTTCTCAGTGAGTACTTATCTAGGTATGATATACATATCTTCTGAAAAGTTCCCATTAAGATGATCAATAATTCCATATTAGAATAATGATCATACATAGATTCAAGATTTCGAATGTACTTATTTTTCATGATAAATTCTTTTACAGTATGGTAAGATTTCAAGAAATTCTCAATATCTATACTATCTGTAAGTATACTTTTATCATACCACAATAGATCAAACTGTTCTGATTCGCGGATCATCTCGATAGAGATATCCTTGCCGATATATTTCAAATATTGACATTGTTCACCGTGTGTAGAGATTAACTCTCTTAAATCTCCACTTACATACAAACGAGTATATGTATTGGGATGATCTATAGGGTTTACTAAATGGAGAGCAATTTCATCTGTCAAATTAGGTGTATCGTCATTACGGACAAAAATGAATTGTGAAGCATTTACAGGCTTACCCATTAACATTGCACAATATTGATTCTTATCGACATAATTTTCAGTAAATTCTTTTCTAAGAGACGCTATGAATTCTCTAGTTTCAACATCCCCTTCTTTATTCAGAATATCCAACTCTTCAGGAGATTTTCCTTTTAAGTTAGCAGGGAGATCATCTATAGTGTAAACATGGTCTCTAAACGTTGTTAGTTCGTTAGAACACTTTGCGTATTTTCTGTATGAACGTATGGAATCGGAATCCTCATACATATTAAGTTCTTGTTCATTTTTAACGACAATGGTATCCATGAACTTAAGAATCATACTCGAGAAGTCTTTGCCTCCTCTTACGTACATTAAATCTTCAATATTCACATTAAAACTCCCGTTACACCATTATCTCTTGGTTCCACTTGGTTATAAATTCATCAAAGAATCCTTCAGATTTACCAGAATTTTCTTCATATGACTCGGTATAAGATTTAAGCTTACCGATATGCTGAAACGTTAAACCTGAATAATATTTATTTAAGAAAGATACAACGTCTCCATGAGCCATCTTGTAATCGAGAAATCTAGGTTTTTGACCCTTATTAGTGTTATGCACGGCTTTATGAACTGCCTCAGATAACATTACGATTTGAACGTTGTTTAATCGATGTTCTTCCATTACAAGATGATATATCTTGGATGAACTGAATGCAACTTGGTTTTTCCAACACCAATTCATCACAATCTCGACATAATCGAATAGTGTAAATATTGGACCATGATGCATCTCAATAGGAGCCATAGAGTCTGTGATTTGGCTGTATACCATACAGTGGTTTAAAGGCGGATCAAGCTCCTCTTTAAGATACTTGATATACGCTTTATACTCTTTACTAGTACGGACTTGAGATTCAACATTCTTAATAAATCGAATGAAACTTGCGTTATCAACACTATAAGCTTCTTCCTTAAAGAATGGAACTAAATCTCCACTCTTATACGAAGAAATGATGACATTACTTGTGGTAGGAGTGGATACAACGCCTGAGATTTCAACAGAAGTTTTACCCATAATAAACCTTTAATCTATTAATTTCGTTACATTGGTATGTTGTAAGGTGGGTATTTTACTATGGTTCTGTAATAAAGAGTTATTAATGTCTATATTAAGTATTGATAGGATCTAGAGGTAATCAAGTGGAGATAAGATATCGACCACCTCAAAATTTAATAGAAAGGACTCTATCATGGCTATTTATTTCGTAAACGGGACCAAAGCAAACTTAACTCCAATTATGGCGAGAGAACTCGCCATGTTGGGAAACCTTGTAACCACTACTGAAGCTATCCCAGAGCTTCAGAGGGCGGAAAGGGATTTCCTGTTCGATGTAATTAATAGAAACTTAACCAAGTTTACCGACCGTGAGGGTCGGGATTCTGGGTATGAGACTCGGGTTACAACGGGATGGAAGGTCCCGGCTAGACGTGACCCATTTAGCGATTCAATATTCATATCCTCGTAAAGAGGATAAAATAAGTACGGGGAATTAACCCCGTACTTATTTTTTTATCAGAATTACGCACCAGTATCAAATGTAACGCCAGAAGTATCTTCTGTTCCATCGATAGTAAGAGCGACTTCAGGAGTAGCAGTGTCAAGCTCTTCGCGAGTTTCGCTAATAGTTGTAACATCTTCTCCGATAGCACCTTCAACTTCTGATCCCTTTGTAAGACGGTTCTTAAGGTTACCACCAATGAAGCTACCGAGATATTTCTCAGCTTCAGCAGTATTAACGCCACCATCTTTAAGGAAGTATTTGTAGATGTAAGAAGGAAGAACCACATCTTCGGCAGTGTCTTTGTAGAGACCATAAGCTTCTACACAGTACATTGCAAGCATGTTGATTTCGTCGTTCTGTACATAAGTTCCATTAAACGCGACATCAAATGACAATCCTGCGTCGCCTGGTTCACCGATAGCACCTGAATTGAGGTGACCGATATAGTCAGTTACAGGGAATGCATTCAACCAAAGACATGCGAATTCGATGTCATCCGGACGCATTGTAGGTCCAAGAAGTGCATAAAGGAAATCCCCACCATAGTTGATCTTACAGAAACGAAGTTCTTTGTTACCATGGAAGTGACCTGTTCCAGTTACTGGATCAGAGATACCACTTACATAGTATTTCATGATTTTACGTACTGGAGATCCTTTTACTTCAGGAATCTTAATGGTAAATTTACCGTTAGATTCTTTGTAGTTACCTGCATAAACTTCTTCACGTCCGTTAGCACCCATTGTACGAGACATTGTGCTAACTTCATTGTCGTTAAGACCAGAAACTTCAAGAATCTTATCCTGGAAGAAGTACACGAAGTACTTTGTAATCACGGGATTGAAGAAAGGAGGAGTTCTAAGCCATACGCCAAGGAAACGACCGAGACGGAGAGGTTCATCGATAGATACGGTGTTGTGATCGAAAGACTGTACGCCCTGAACTTGTCCAAGACGAATATCTACAGATCCACCGAGAGCGGTAGTATGGTGTTCCCACCCACGTACCTTAGCAGATTCGACATCTTTGTGATATCCGAATACACCTGATACGTTACCGTCAGCAAATTTTACTTCATTATTAGCCATTTAACTTCTCCTATTTCGATTCTTGACGATTAGCTGTAATAGTCACATTAAATGCTTCGATTACATCTGGGAAGTAAATCGCAACGTCACAAGATGCAGTTTTGTTAATCTTATCATTCTTCGTCTGGAAGATTGTAAATTTGACAGGGATGCTAGATGGATAATATCCACTAGAAAGAGTTGTCGAAATTTCAAGAGTTGCAGCAGGGATTGCTCCAGCAGCATTTCCAGGGTGGAACGAATATTTCGCAAGAATGCGTTTGAAAAGACGGATGATTACACCAATGAAGATACCATTCCGGAATGAGTTCATTACCGAGTAATCTGTATTATACATTGATTCATCATTCATCCAATAACGGTCATCTGAGCTATCCAAACGGAGAGCATAGAGGAGTTTTGCATCTTTAAGAGGTGCAATTTCAAGGTTGTCTTTTACTACACGTGGGTAGTAATCAAGTTTCATATTCTGGATTTTTCCAGAGAAGTAACCTGAAAGAACTGTGAAATTACCACGGTTACGATATAGTTTTGGAAGCGAAGATGCAAGTTCATATGTACAAGAAGTACGAACGTTCTTCACACGGTTTATAGTTTTACCGTTGTGAGCAACGATTGTAACTTGACCGTGACTTGTTGAAGAAACTGAAATGAGATCTTTATTCGCTTCAGCATCGTTTGCGGTATAAATGTCTGGACCAAGGTCACATACAACATAAATATCATCACGAACTTGTTCACCAAATGTAGTCGCCATAACATTTTTAACTTCAAGAGGCCACCATGCATCAAGTGTAATACCTGATTCAATAACGCGACAATCGAACAGATTCTGATCGATTTCACCTGAATAGAATGAGATAAGCAGTTCTTTACGAGTAAGTTCTCCGCGAGTAGTAATTTTACTAATCGTACGGAAGAAACTCGTTGCAGGAGTATTGCCTGTTTGAAGAGTTGCCATATCCGCAGCGGTATAATACACTTTTCCAGCAAGAGCTGAAACACCGTTGGTATTAGCAATAACTTCACCATCAGCATCAATATAAACAAGAGCTTTTGAGAAAAGATCCCCGTCTGTACCACCTGAAAGAGCTGTCATTGTGGTGGACATTACAATCCCGGCAGTATCGAGCTTAACAGATGCATATTCAAGACCTTTAACAGTCTTACATGTAAGGATATCAAGCATTTCAATTACAGGAACTTCGGTATCAACGTCGTCAATACCTCTAAGAACTTCAAGAGCGGCTTCGTAGTTTTCAACATCAAAATTTATTGACACTGGAAGGTTATACTTCTCTTTATATTCAGGGTAGTTTACATCAAAACTGTCAGGAACTGTTGATCCTGGGAGAACTACTGCATTCGGGTTGAGAGCAGTTGTAATCGTTTCGAAAGGACTTCCAACACGTTCGTATGAACCAGAAGGGAGTTTTTCATAAATAATGACGTCATAACGACGACCATCGCCATTTTTTCCGTCACGGTCTGAACTTGGAACGATTTTATAGTAATATTTATTACCATATTCACCGGCACCATCACAAATAAACGCAAAGAGTGGGAAAGTGTGAACTTTACCAGTAACGTCTACAGTTGGAGCCATGTTTGTTGCATAGTTTGTGCCATCGGCAAAACTATATGCAGTCTGCAGAAGTTTAATAGTCGCGCCGTCTTTAACGGTAACTGCACCAACAGCATCGGTCGTTTCAACTTCTTCTTCAGTAATCTGAAGTTTAAGAACACTTGATGCTCTCAAAGCATCACTTGGCATCAATCTACACGCATCGACAATTCCACCGCCAGCGAGAACTTCGCGAGCAATCAATCCACCATGGCCATACTTACGAACATCATCGACATCAGAGCCGAATTCTGAATCAAAAGCACCGATACCAGTAAAACGAGTAATTGTATTACCACGACCTTTTCTAGAAAAGAAAGGTTGAAGATATCCAATGCCAGTTACCGTAGCTTCGGGGGTTGGTGGGAGAATAGAACCGTCCCGGAGTGTAGTTTTTACCAGGCCATCATGGTTCACTGAATTCAGTGTAATTGGACCCATAATTCCTCCATATAGTTAAACACACATCATCATCACACTATGATGTTGTTTCTAGGGTTAATCAATGTTGTTTGGTTAATAACTTTCTATTGAATAGCTTTTTCGATATCCGATTCTTCAAGCTTCATATCACCACTTCTTACAGCACCAATACTACTAGTCATTGCAAACTTAGGATTACTTCCTGTAATTGCGCTGAATTGAGATGTTAGTGACGGAATTGCGTCAACATTTACAAGCTTTCTCATAAGCATAGACAGTTTAGGATTATCTCGTAGAGCCTCTCTGAACTGTCTTGATGGGTTTTGAGGATCTCTCGATACCATCATTGCCATGAGATCTAAAAATATCGAATTTACGCCCATATTGATATTATTTAACTCACAACATTTTTCAAGATATGAGATTATTTGATCATAAGGGATGTCGTCAGGAATCTTACCGTTTAGCATAAGAAGGATATACTTAACTACAACTTTGTGAGTTTTAGCAACTACAGTGTTAACTATAAGTGCATCTCCTCCAAAGTATTCAAGAATCGTCATATCATTCTTACTGTCACCGATAATTCGAGTAGGTTTGGTAGAAATAAGAGTTGGAAGTCTTAAATGAATCTTTACAGAATCTGAATCTTTATTTTCATCAGAAACAGTATCCCACACATATAAATCTAAGAAACCAAACGTACTTATTGTGTCTCCGATTATTTCAGAAACGTTTGTCGTGAAGTAATAATTAGGCATTCTCACTTCAACGTACTTTCCCTGCTTTACAATAAAACGTTTATCAGCGGTTATTTCGAAGTATCTTTTAAGATTATCATCCATTGATATCCTCCATATCCCCGTTAACCATCACGTTTTTAATAACTTCAAGGAATTTATCTTGTTCAATGTAGTAAACCATTTGAGCAAAATTGTCATCAACTTTTCTCAACGATTCATCGACATTATCACCCTTAGCAGCATATCTCACAAAGTCATCAGCTGCACAGAATTCATCACTGAATACGTATTCTGTAATGAAATTCTTAGGCATCTTATCGGAAATACCATTGAAGAAATAATAATTCTTAGAAGACTTAACAAGATTCTCTTTAATAAACAAAACAAATGTTAAGTAGATATCATACAGATCTGAGAAATATGTAATTTCTCTATCCAGATCTACTACAACACCTAAACATTCTTCAAAGATCTGTATCAAACCATTTGTGAAGGTGTCATACTGAGCTTCTTTATCAGATGCTTTACATGCATCTTCAAAGTTCTCAATAGTATTATCATCACCGTCCATCGTGGTTCTTACATACTCTAGAATATAGTCGGTTTCATACTTGAACTCTCCAGTAAAGTTTCCAAATTTATTACTGATTTGATCTCTAATATTATTTAGAAATACAATTTCAACACTTTCAAGACAAGAATCGTCGTCAGTTGACAAAAATAATTCATCTTCGTTGTTATTCATAAACTCCCCATCATTCGATATTTACATTAAAATGTTTACTTTAATAAGTTTGTGTTAACAATGAATTGATTATATTCTTCAACTTTACATTTAGGATATATATTAATTAATGGATAAAGGTTATTTAAATAATAAGGAGAGGTTATTATGATGCAACAAAATCCTTTTAACATGTTTGGCGGCATGTTTCCTGGAATGAATGTCGGTAACATGACATTCAATTTGAATCTTGGAGCAGCTGCTGGAAATCCTATGGCTCAACAAGGATTCTTCGCTAATCCTCAGATTTCTCAAGGGTTGGATCCTAGCATGGCACTGTCATACAATGATCGTGCAAACGTTCTTGCACTAGACTATGACACATCTATTGAAGATAATACTTCAAAAGTTGAAGTTATTGAATCTCATGGATCTGATAAGTTTCGTTTCGAGAATGTGTATATCGATAGCGAATATACAATTCGTGTAAAGTCTACTCGAAGTATTAACAAACCTTCTGGGAAATATGTTCCGCTTAACGAATTCTATAAAGTATTCGAAACGTTGGATGGAGCGACTAAGGGAAATGTAGATATTCATGGAAAGATCGTTAATAGAAATGGTGAACTCCCTACAGTATTGTACGTTGCAGACTTTGCAGATATTCCAGGAAATTGTATTGATGATATGCTTATACACGCAATGTCATTGTCTATGAAAGCGGGGTTCAATTACTTCTTCTTCATTATTGAAGAAACTGGAAGTGTTGTATTCGGTGAGCCAGAAAGATCTTTGTGCTTCAATGATAAAGGTTTGTTTAGAAAAACTATCTATCAAATCTACATTCCAAAACATTAATTAAATAAGGTAGGGATTACTCCCTACCTTATTTTTTGTATTAATCATAAAATCATGTCTATATTAAGTTATGATAGATTAGGGAAATAAGATAAGGTGTCTTATAACTCTACAACTTAAAATAAAGGATTTATCATGAATAAAGAAGAACTTATTGTAAAAATGAGCTCATTTACAGGAATGAGCGTTTACCTGAGAAAATTTTCAGGCAATAATATCGTTGGAGTTATTTCATTTCAATGGGATAAATGCGAAGGCATTTACTGTATAGGGATGGGATCCCTTACAGTTGGGTATTCAATCCGGAATGATGTTATATCATTCCGGGAAATATCAGGAAGATTTTCCCAATTCGGGATTACTCCTGAAGATCTCGAACAAGTAGTTCGAGATGAAATTAAGAATACCGGGGAATAATCCCCGGTATTTTTTTTTGTTATGCAACGTTTCCAAATATACGATCCCAATTATTAAACACCGATTTGAAATCGTTAGTTCGATTAACTCCACGATTTTCAACATACATAGGTTTAACAACACTATTTTCGTTATCTTTAACGTTTGCAATGTTTGATCTAATATTATCAAGATCATCACTATCTTCCAGTGAATCCCCATCAAACTCTCCAGAAACTTTATGAATTTTAGTCTTCATACCATCTCTAAAGATTTTCTTAGATGTAAGTAAATTAGACAGATCTTCAATAGAATGAATCTCATTCTGATGACTCATGAGATCATTATACTGATCTCCAATGATTCTTCTAAGTTTACTATCAGTTTTCTTTTTAGCATTACCAGAGTTTCCAATAACTCCGACCATATTACCTTTATCGAAGTCAGACAATATTTTAGACTTATCTATATACATTCCTACATCTTCCACATAAAGTAAAAAGTATAGTCCTAATAGATATGCCATAAGTGTATCATCATGGTTTCCTGGTCTATGGTCTATTCTACCATTTCTAAGACGGATAAGTCCTGATATTTCAGAAATAATAGTTTTATCCATAATTCTATCACCATATTCATCAACTGCAATACGAAGTAATACATTGAAGAGTATAGGGCGAATTTTCTTACTGTTGAAGATACCTGGGCGATCTGGTCCTTCATGGTATACTCTACGAGTTCCACCAGGGATGTAACTTACGATATTATCGATAATTGCACCATTGTAGTTACGCTCAGGGAATATTACCAAGTTAGGGAATAGATCAGTCATGATACTTATGATACCCATCGAATAAAGAGTTGTACTTTGAGAGTTAGTTCTCATTACAGCAACAACTTTAAAATTGGTAGGATCTATAACAACTAAAGTTGAGAAGTCTCCTTTTAAGTTACCACCTAAGTCCATACCACCGATCAACTGTTTACTACAATCAAATTTGCTTAGATCAACGTATATACGCATTGCATATGTATCATTAATAATAGCGTGGTCTAATGGAGATTTAATAAGAGTATTCAATCTCTCAATACGTTCTTGACCAAGAGGGTGTTCAGTGGAAATATCTTTCCATTTATTAAGAACTTCTCGATCTAGCGTATCTTGCGGAGTAGGAGAGTTAGCAAGACGACGTTTTTGATCATCAAGATAATTCTCATCTTTACCAAGGTCATAATACATGAAGGAAAGATCAATGAATCCTGAAGTGGAAGTATTGTTAATAATTGTTTTAACAACTTCAATTTCCATATCATAATAAGATTCAGAGAAGTCTGCACAACTCATAAGGAATTTATAAGACCATTTGCCTTCTTCGGTATTAAGGAATCCTGCAGTAGTTGTCATGATCTGATGATAAGGAGAACCATTTTCTCTTGCGAGTTCAGATGCTTTACTATATGCGAAAGAGATACTATCGTACATTTCACCGATATAGCTAATGAACGCGATCTCGTCAAACCACTGAGAAGGAGTTGTAAGTCCTCGACCAGCTTTTCTAGCACCATCAGGATTTCGAGCAGGAGCACGACAAGATATACGATTATCATTAGATCGATTGTACATCTCTCTTTCATTATCTCTATCCTTCTTGCTATCATACTGATTAAGCCAATCCGGAAGATTATCTCGTATATCTTTTACACCTTGAAGGTTTTTCTTTACAATAGCATCTTCGTGTGCAATGAATACCATTTTATTGTGGACACTTCCCCAATAATAAAGGTAATTGTATATAGTACACATAGTTGTAGTTTTATAAGCCTGTCGCGGCCATACTACAAACGCACTTATATCATTGATAACTGCCCATACTAAGGCTAATGTTCCACGATGGAACTCAAATCTTGCTACACCACCACCTGCAGGAATTCTCACAATTTCTCTGAAGAAGTACCACGGATTATTAATAATCTCATGAGTAATCATTGCCTTTTCCAATTCAGTCAATGTTTCAGAGAATGGATCTACATGCAATAGTGCAGGATTGTCTAACCTGAGCATAAATTTATTATTCTTTACACCCATCTCACCGAGTAGATACGCCATCTTGACGGCAGAATCATTCGTTGTATTAAAATGGATCATTTACATAACTCCCCAGTTTCTGTAATAACTACATTAAGATGTCTATATTAAGTTATGACAAAGTCGGATATAAGATAAGATTTCTTATACTTCGCAAAATTTTTCTATGGTTCAAAGTAACCAGGAACGGATTTATTATGACTACTCTTACAACAACTGAGCCTGTATCTAAATTTTCTCTCACTATCGCTGATTTTAAGGCAAATAATGTTGACATGATATGGCAGCAGGAATGTATATTTAACGGGGAACTTACCCCGGTTAAATATAAGGTTATTGTGGATGATGAGTACAAATTGAAGTTAACATTATCGTTCCCCGATCTTGGGGAATCACTTACAATGAACCTAACAGATATTCATGAGGAGTATCCAGAAAATGATAATGGGGAAACCCATTATGAAGATCAGATGGGAAGCTTCATCGTGAATGTAAAGCTTACCGATGAAGTTATTTACTTTACAATCTATAAATAAGATTGTAAAGTAAATAGAAAGAGGAGGGAATTAACCCTCCTCTTTTTTGTTATAATTCGGATAATAATCTTTTAAACATATTTAAATTATGTTTTTCAAGACTAGACATCGATTGTTTAAATTTTTCATAATCTTTTCCAAATGTTAAACATTTGAATTTATAAAAATTAGTTTTAACAAACAATCTCCCAATGAATTGAGCTTTCGCTGTTTCAGATATGATAATTGAAGTATTATGCAAACTATCTTTAATTCTAGAATTTTCAACTTCAACTACACTCTTATCTAAAGATTCATATCTCCCAATTATCATTTTAATAATTTTCAATATTTTAGATTTATCATCAATTTTATCAAAATTATAATCCGTAAATGGAATTATACGATCTTTATCATCAGAATCATAACCTGTAATATCTGCGATAGTTTCGGAAAAGTCTTTAAAATTCTCACGATTTCCATCTCGCTTATAGTATTCAAAATCTTCACGATCAATACCATTTACCGAATTTATAAAACTTCGAATATTATCACTGTAGGTCGATATTACATCTTCATAGATATCATAAATCTTGAAATCATCATATTTATTTAAGATTTTTTCAAGTTTATGATTATCTAGAAGTTTTTTAATGAAGTCGCCTGCAGCCGACTCTACTGAAAATTTTCTTCACCAACACTAATTTTAAAATCGCCATTATTCGAAGAGATTTCAGCACTCTCGATAATATCGGAAATTTTACTAATAGTAGTCTGAGCAACCTCAGCTTCATCTTCAGTCAGATTACCAGTATCTACAACCATTGAAAGTTTAATAGATCCTTTATATGCTTCAGCAAGAGCTTCTTCATCTTCAGACTCAGCAGCAAATTTCGCATCAGAAATCAACTTATCACAATATGGTTTAATGTCTACTCCGAGTTTTGTATCACTCATAAACAGAGAAATCATATTCTGAGAGGTCTTAGAGAAAATGTTTCCAAATGCCCATCCACCTTGTTTGAGATCTTCAGTATCTTCGGATTCGTATGAAGTTTTAGGTCCACCACGAACGTTGAGTTTGTTTTCCATATCATTACGCATACTATACATCTTACTTGTAATAGAAGCAATGTAGCGAACAAGACGGTAAACTGTACCCATACCTGTGATACGTCCACGAATATTCATGAATTTATCAAAGAGGCCGCTTTTATTTACGATATCTTTAATATCTCCCTGTCTATCATCTTCGCTTTCATTGTCCCACTCACGAGGACCATCGGTTGCAGGAGTACAACATTTACTATCAGAAGCTGAGATAAATGTGTCTTTCTGAACGCTATACAAATATCGTTCACCTTGTTCAACACCATTAACTCCGGATCTCATAATATCTTTGACAAATTCATAGTCTTTTACAGAGATATTCTTAGATTTGTAAAGACGATCTTTGATGTCAAATACATATTTAAGAGTAAATGATCCGGAAATGATAGCTGCAACTGATTGGTAGAATTCATCGATAACTTTAGTGTAATCAGGTGCTACACTTTCGAGATATTCAAAAATTCTATTAATCTCATAACTATCATGAGTTCGATCGCCATCGAAACAACGACTTGGAATTCCAACGAGGTTTTCAATTCCAGCGTTGAAATCTTTACTGCCGATAGACACTGATGCCAATGACACCATGAATACAATAGAATTCGACACAAGGAATTCCAACATCGCGTCATCTTGATCTTTAGGAGCAACAAAGATATTCTTTGTCATGATATCTGAAATCATAGAGTTGAATACGAAATCCATACTACGTGATCCAGTCAATACTCCAGCATAAGTTCTTGATGCAGCATATTGAGAAGTTCTAGGATCTTCTGACCAACCAGCCTGATACAGAGGGCTATTCTTAGCGAAGAATCTCATCTTATCGGCAACGTATTGACGAGTTCCTTTGAAAGATACGTTCGAATAATATTTATTCAAACTTCCAATGGTACTTACAAAGATAGATGTCGCAAACTTCGTACTGATAACGAAACTATCCATCATTTCAGTCAAGAAAGTTCTTGATGAAATATAACTGAGAACCTCACCTACAACAGATCTGAACAGAGTTCTAAACGTTGAAGTGTCAAGACTCTTAAGTGCTTCGCCTTGGAGTTTATTCCAAACATGGATAGTTATGATTCTATACATATCATCTTTATCGATATGGGTGTACACATTGATAATGTCAGATTTGTTGAGAGTCTCAACATCTTCAGGTTTATCAAGAGCTGTACGAGCCATCGGGATACAGTATGAAAGTGGTATCAGTGTATCATCGATTTCACAATCAATTTCACGACGGATTGTAGAAAACTTATCAGATTCGCTATCACTGAACTCAACAGCTTTAAAACGTTTAAGAAGTGTAGTGAAAACGTTTTCACCCTTCTTAGGATGTCTAACATTGTCATCAAGACGATAAAAATGTTTAATCGCATCGAATCCAGGGATTACAGAATCCGCAGTAAGTTTTACATTGTTGGTAGATGCGTCAATTGGTTGAATAATTGATCCAGCTTTCAAACCATAAGATCTTCTAAGTGTATTATAACTTGAAGAGAATGTTTTGAGAAGTTCATCATAATCCGCATCATTGACACTGTTACCACGTTCATCGCTGAGAACTTTGGTTAGCAACTCAGTGTATTCTTTAACATAATTCTGCAAAATCTGAGAGATGTTGAAGTCATAGGTATTGAAAAACCCTGTTAATGCAAACTCTCTCAGGTTGTTACTAGTCTTAGGATTTCTATCAAGATCCATATAACCGCCTTATTCAGATTAAAATTTCTACAATATGATGTCCATAAAGAAAAGAATTTAGTATGGGATTTCTCCCATACTAAACTATAAATACTAATCTTCGGATTTATCAACATGATGGTTGATACCAAGACCTGCAAAGATAGAAGCACGACGTTTGTACTGAGAATCAACGTGTTGATAGATCTCTTTTACAAGGTCGGTAGTTCTTTCGATATCTTTCTGAACACGTTTGTACAGTGCAAGATAATCTTTTACAAGTTTGATAAGACCTTTTACAGCTTCATTCGCATTCTTATCGCCATCATATTTTGAATCAAGTTTGATAGCGTTTTCAAGACCTTTTTTGAAAATATTAGTTCTCATAAGTCCATTAATACTGTTGATCTGATACATATATGTATCAGGCCATTTGAGAATCTCAACGATAGTATTCTTATGTTTATGCTTACCTTTTTCGGTATTCTTAACATCTTCATTATACTCTGAAGTAATTGTTTCCAATTCTTTAGAGCATTCTTTGATATCAGATATGATTTCCGAAATATTTCCGCTACTAACTCTAGATTTGAAAGATTTGAAAAGTGCTTCAACTTTCTTGTATGAAACCTTCATTCCTTCAATAGCTTCACCAACGTTTCCATTAAGATAAACACCAATGATATTATATCTATCAGTGTTAGCTTTATCTTTAAAGATTTCGTCAACGATCTTTTCAACAAGACTTGTATTTGCACGTCTGAAATAGATGTAAGGTCTATTTACATCTTTGATAGCCTCTTCAAAGTTCAAGATGAGATCAGCAATTCGACGAACTGCAACCAAGTATGGAATCATATGTAAAATATTTACCAAGAATGCTTTAGCTGCATCAAGGAATCCCTCTTCTGAAACTTTATTTGGATCAAGATAATTCTCAAATCCAAAAAGGCTTTCCAAACCATAATACGATTTCCAAAATTCTTCTGACATTTGAATAATGTTAACGTTTTCATCAAGTTCTTCAGAATCGATAGATTTCTCTTCGAAAAGTTCTTCCATATCGTTTTCTAATGAAATTGTATCAGTCCATTCCATATAGTACTCCTTAGTAATTATACATTACAATGTTTCTTTAATAACAAATATGAGTATATATAACATTATGGTATGGAAAGTATATCTATACTAACAATTAAACTTTTAAGGGAGATGTTTATGAAATTCGGAATCAAAAAACCAGAGATCGTTGTGAAGAAGGATTATCGAGTCGGTATCAAAATCGAGGAAGATGTGCAAGTATCGGCGATTGCAGTATTCGTGAAAAATGATAGTGGGAAAGTTGTCCCAACCGCAGATGTGTTGATATGGTTCGAAGAGCGTGATGATAAAATTGATTTCACTCTTTGGAACTTGCGGGCGGAAGCGGACTATGATATCGGAAATCTCAGACAGATTGTTTTATATGACAGATTTGGGGAAACCCTTGAAGAATTCAACATGAATGGTGCACTCGTTGAAGTAATCGAAAGACATCGCGTTGTTGATAGTAAAATCATTGCATGGTAAAATTTTAAATAGGAGGGAATATCCCTCCTATTTTTTTTTATTTATGCGTCTCCACCTTCAACAATACTATTACATGGGGGAACTATACCACATGAAGTAATTATACTGTAAACGCTAACCCAAGTAACAAGGTTTACAGGTGGAATTTTACCAGTTTTATTGAAGTGTTCTCCGCACTCTACAGCACTCATACCCATTTAGAAGATTCCTTATTTAAATCGTGTATGAATGATCTAAAATAGAAGTGTTCATTAACACCTTCTCTATATAGACCATTTTTAACTTCTGTTAATTCAAATTTGTGTCGTCGTAGTAAAGGTTTGAACGAATCGTGATTATCATCCGAAACATGAAGTTCTATCCCTTTTGGAATAGAACCTACGGTACTATACATTATATCTCGCATATAATTAACTACATACCCGAATAACATATGTCCAATACCTTTTTTAAGACAAACAAAAGTGTTTATCTTAAACTTTTTCATGTTAACCACTGCATAACACGATCCTGGGAAGAAGATTATATCATGCGTTTTATCAACCAATATTTTATGCTCAACAACTTTGGATATGAATTCAGTGAAATCCGGATAGAACTCTTTAACGTGACCTTCCAAATGATCTTTAATATTCGAAGAATAATATTGATATTGTGGAGATCTAGAATAATCGCTTAAATGTAAGAATTTTGGAGACATAGTTACATCTCAGATTTAGATAAGTGTACCAATGACATTTCGATACGATTTTCATGACAATGATTGTAGCTACAATTTGTACAATCTTTAGCTCCATTCTCAAGAATTACGGCATCTCCAGCATCAATGCCAGGACATGTTGCTTTGTAATAATACGGGCATGTACAAAATAAACAATTGAATCCATGTTTTTCAATATCTACGCTATGACATGGGAAGAATATACAATCACGATTTTCAAAGTAATTGTGTTCAAATGGAAATCTTCTTTCAGGATGATCAGTAAGTTGTGCAATCTTTTGCAAATTATTGAGACGACTCATTTCCGGATCACTATTAACATAATCTTTACCAAATGATGAACTCATTATTTATTCCCCTGCTTACGTTTTGATATAACTTTTTTCATTCTTTCGACGATCTTTTCATACAGATTTACAACTACATTAGTCTTATGTAGTTGCTCGATTTCATAGTCTGGATCATTTTCAATAAGTTTGAACGGGTACGTCATAACACTCTCCTTGATGTATTAATATGTTTAATCATTAATGAAAATAGTATTAGAATATATATTTAATATTGGATAGATATATGAATATTTACTATCTTAATTATATTAACAAAGAGGTTTAAAATGACTGCGACTGACATTTATTCAAAGTATAACCCAAAAGGTGGTTATAAACTTACTGTAGGTGAGGGATTATATCTTAGAGCCGATACAGCGATGATGTTTATCAACTCCGAATCGCCGGAACCAAAAGTTGTTGAAGATGTTAAAATTCTTACACATCTTGAAGATATAGATAGATCTATTGTGGTAAGAGCCGCTTCAGTAGAAATTGAAGCCGGGTGCTTCATATCTATTGATCACATTCGGAACTTTATAAAGATTGGTAAAGAAAAATACTTCAAAGTTAAGGTTGTAAAATTTAAAAATTGAAAAGTGGGATAACTCCCACTTTTTTTGGACATTTTATTGATAAACTATAATCGGAGGATATAATGAGCAATGACAAATCGTTAGAGGATGCAATTGGCGAATTGTTCGGAGAGAGTAATGAAAATCAACTATATATGATAGTTGATATCGATGGAACTATTGCCGAACTAGGAAATAGATTGAAATGTATTGAAGAAGAACCTAAAGATTATGATCAGTTCTTTAAGAGATGTGGAGAAGATACTCCTATTGCTGAAACGATCGCACTTGTTGAAACTCTTGATAAAAACCTAAAAATTGTAACAGTATTTTGTACAGGTCGCCCGGAAAGTGTTAGAGATATCACTGTAGAATGGCTTGGAAATAATGTAAAAATTTCAGAGTATAAATTGTTAATGAGACCTGACGATACTCTTGGTGAAATACACGATACTGAAGTTAAAACCAAATTAATGGATGATAACGGTATCAATGTAAATAATACATTGTTTATCCTCGAAGATAGAAATGTTATGGTTAAACATTTCCGCGATAAAGGTTATAAAGTCTTACAAGTTCGAGATGGTGATTTTTAAATAACTTTAAGTGGGGATATTCCCCACTTAATCATTATTTTATTTATAAATTTAAGTCTAATTCACGATAAGATTTTTCTGTGATTCGTTTTCGATTTGGTACGATAACCTTATCTTCAATGAGTTGTTTATGCTCTTTACTTCCCTTGACAACCACTCGCATAACAACTCTGTTACATCCACATTTGCATCTAGTGTCTAAAGCTACCTTCATCAATTTAACTCCTATTAAACCATGACATCTATTAGAATGTTTTGCAAAATCAATGTAAACACATGACTATATATTAAATAATGGTATAACAATTGAAAATGGAGATTATATGAAAGATTATTCTCACGTTCCGGTCAATAGAAGAAGATTCTTAAACGATGATGTCGTCGAAAAAGTTATCTGTTCAGCTATTTGGTTAAAAGATTTTAGATCGGACGAAGAAGATATTACACTTCCTCAACAACCTTGGAACGTTAAAGAGGGAATAGTTGTAACAGGTTTAAGGCATTGTAATTGTATAGTTACAATATGTTTACTAACTGGTAAACGTATGAGTGATTTCAACAATAAAATTCAAGGGTTTATTACAAATAAACACAATTTTGTTACAAGAGAAGAAGCTGCAAAAATTGCTTGGGATTCAGGTCAACTTGTAGAAGAAACTGATCATTTATTTAGTGAAGATGTTTGGTAAAGGAGTTATAGATGAATCCAATGAATATGTATTTATCGCCAAGTTATAATGAATATTATGCGGCATATGATCCAGATACTGCAGCGAAGGTTACTCAAATGGGTCGTAAAACAGTATCGAATCTTGAGAAGGTTTTTGAAGATTTTCT